GTTAATATAGCTACAGCTTCAGGGTTAGTAATTGGACCAGATTTGGCCAATAAGGTAACTAAATCATTCCAATCTGGAGCTTTACCATGGCCTTCACTCAATACACCTTGGGAATAACTTCCAGGAGTTAAATGATGACTGTATGGACCTTTATTATAAGCTTCAAGTGCAACAGGAATATTATTACCAAATTTTGTTAACATTTGTTCAAGATATTTAACACCTCCAGCAAAATTCTCTTGAGGAATCTTACTATTAACGCCCAGACCTTTAGCTGTATTAGGCATTAATTGCATTAAACCAAAAGCACCGACTGGACTCAAAGCATTTACTTTTCTCGCAGATTCATATTGCAAGACTTTTGGAGCTAACTGAGCAGCTATCTCTTTTGAGGATTTACCTTCAGGAGTATATGAAACTTGTTTGAAATTATTCAACAAAGCTTTATCTTCTTCAGGTAAACCAAAATCCACAATAATCTTTCTATCTTCAACTTTAAGACCAAGGATATTTGCCATCTCATTAAATAATGGCATATTCTCTTTAGCCAAGTCAGCTTTTTGCATCCTGAGTGCTTCAAGACCCATTTTAGCTCTTTTATCAGCAGACAATGTATTCCAAACTTCTTTAGAAATACTAGTCCTACCCACAGCATTAACTGTTTCCAATAATTTGCTAGATCCAGATAATAGACTTACTATATCATTGGCAAAAGCTTTAGTCTTCTCCATTTGATCTTTCATTTCTCTAAAGAACTTAACATTCTTCTCATCTTGCATTGCACGCTTAATTCTTTGTATTATTGAATCAGCTTGCAATAAAGCATCTAATGCTATATCAGGGATAAGTCTAATTTCAGGTAATGAAAAAGAAGATAATGCTTGATCAATCTTTTCAGGAGTACTATGAATTAATGCCAGAAGTATTTGAAATGCTTCTTTAGCAATATTAGCTTTTTCAGATAATTTTGAATCAAAATCAAGCTTTGAAGTATCTGAATTCATTAAATTTAATTGTTTATCGGTTTCAATCGATTGTAAACCTAATAACTTTAATCTATCAAAAGCAGTTTTACCCAAGAACCTTATATCACCAATTTCAAAACCACCACCTAATCCTTGAAGAACTTCCATAAGAGTTTTGGACTTTTCAGATACAGCTTCTAATTGTTTATCTAAAGAATTAATCTTTTTACCAATCCAATTAGCTATAATATCAGGAACATTATCATTGAATTTAAGTTTAAGTTTATCCATGAATGCTAAGTATTGATTCTTTTTCAACATTAACTTAGACCACGTACCTTTCTTAGCTGTACTCTCAGTAACTTCAGAAGGTATTTCTACACCAAAATCTTTAGCTATGATATTGGCTTTACCTGTAGACGACATACTCTTATCGTCCATAACTCTTGCAACATCACCAATGGTTGCCATTTTAACAGCCAATTCTAACTCTTTTTGTAACTTAAGGATATCTTCCATATACTGTTTTTGCTCTTTAAACAATTGATTAGCATCTGTAGTATTTGTAAGATTTTTATACTCAAACATTTTAAGTCTTAACTCTTCTATCTTATCAGAGTATTCTTTCAGTTTATCTTGATTAAATAACATTGCTTGAGCTTTTGTTAGAGCTGTAACATCAACTTGACCTAACTTAGAATTAATATCTTCAATTAAAAGAGTACCAGGTGAATTCTCAATAACTGCTCTTTCAGCTTTCTTTAATTGAGCAACAAACTTATCATAAAGATCACTATCGCCAATTTTATCTGGTTGTAATTCACTGATTGTAGCTTTTAGATTTTCAACTGCAGTAACTGATTTATCAAAATTATTGTATAATTGACCTGAAGAAGTTTTAAGTCTAGTTATATATTCTACTGAAACACCGCCATTAGCTAATTGAGATTGTTTTTCAAACTTAGTATTATACCATAAATCTGAACTAAATTTATCAGCTAGATTTTTACCAATCTTAGCACCTTTTGCTTTTTCCAATCTTAGCTGATATCTAGCATCAGCTGTATCAGCGTCTTTGTATGCTGTAACTACATCATTAATATGCTCTGTTAAATCCTTTAGATACTGTATTGCTTTAGTTGGAGCAACAAAATTAGCATATTCAGCGCCTAAATCTAACTCTAATAAAGTTTTAGCATCACCTACTAGTTTAGCAGTTTCAGCATCTAAATCGGATACCTTCTTTTTATGTTCACCTAAATTACCATAGTAACGACCAATCCATTCAGCAGTTATCTTCATTTTTTCAAGCTTAACTTTACCTTCTGGAGTTGGATTGGCAAAATACTTAAGACTAGCTATCTGATAAGCTTCTCTGAAATCATCGTATCTATTCTGATCTTCAAGATTTAAATATGAAAAGAATTCATTAGCCTTTCCAAAAACTCTTTGACCCCAACCAGCTTCAGTCATAGCACCTGGAGTTTTGTAAAGATACTCACCAGCTAATGCCCAATCAATAGCTTTATAAATAGATTCATTAAATCCTTTAGCTGTTTCATTAAACATTGTTTGAATCCAAATATTTAACCCCCATGCATCAGGATTAGCTTCTTTCATTTTTGCATAACTTGTAGGAAACTTTACAGCTCTCTTCATATTACCGAGGCTTAATATTTCAATAACCGCTGCGCTACTATAATCTATAATATCATCTTTAACTGCACCAACAAACTTTAAGATTGTTCTATCAATCAAATTGCCTTTTTCAGCAATTGGTTCACGAACCTTGGCAAATCCAGTTAATTTATTCTCAGTATTTTCCTCTTCAGGATGATATCCAATCAATCTTCTCCATTTGGCCATTCGAGAGTTATCAGGAGTTTGAAGTTCCATTGCATATCTTTTATAATCTTCCTTTGGAATTAATTCAGGCTTGCTAGGTAAATTATTTATTGCATTTTTAACACCCTTTATATCTTTAGATAACTCTGTTTCTGAATCAAGACTTAATTTGCCTTGTTTTAAATATTCTTTCTGAAAACCTGTTATAGAATCTTTAAGTTCACTAGCAATATCTCCAATAGAAGAAAATTGATTTGGAGTTACTTTTTTCCAATCTACCCTATCAATTTGTTTAGAAAAATCAACTTTAGTTTTACCTATATTAGTTTCTTTAAAACTTGATAGTATATCTTCTTTACGGCCTATTTCAGTGACTGCTTTAAGGCCTAATATACTTCTAACTTTATCATAAACCCATTCTAGATTATTAAAGAAACCTTTCTTTGGACCAAAGAAGTAAGTAGAAAGAACACCCACGCCAGTGGCTATTAGGGCAGGGATTGCCACAAATTTCAATAAAGGTAATACTGCTACAGTCCAAGCAAGTTTTAATCCTGCACCTATACCTGTAAGCAATAGATTTATAGTAAGTCTAAATACCTTTGCGATATTAGTCATAGCTCCAACTCTTTCTAAGAAGGCTACATACATATTACTAAAAGCACCTATAAGACCTTTAATACCTTGACCAATACCTAAAAAGAATAAACTAAAGAATCCTTTATCTGGATTCTTTGCCATATCTCCAAATGCATCTTTGAAAGCAGCTATGGAAGACCTTAATTGTTTTGCTGCAATATCGCCTATTAGGGGATGATCTAAAATACCTAATTTAGCTGGCTTCTTATAAAAAGAATCCCAAGAGCCTGATTTAGCAATAATATCTTTAGGATTAAAGACATTCTTTAAATTTAACCAATTACGAGTGAAAGCCTGTTTAACATCTGACCCAAAATTACCTATTCTTTGCTTTACAGCCATTTTACCTGCTGCAGAAGCTTTAGTAGTAAACTCAGCTTCTCTAGTTGCAATAGTTTCTGCTAAAGCTGCTTCTCTGGCTGCAGCAAAAGCTCTCTGATCATCTTTCCATTTCCTATAGATTCCTTTAGCACTTTTACGTTCATCTCCTACTAATCCTCCAGGAATTAATGGTTTAGGATGTGCTGTAGCATACATTGCAATATCCGCAGCAACTTTACTCTTTGCTAATTCTTTATAAGTTGCAAGATATGGACCCATATTTTTATCAAGAAATATCTGTTTAGTAACTTTATAGGTATTTAGCAGTTTCATTGCGAGGCCTAAGCCTACAAGAGCTATTGTCAATAATCCAACAGTTTTCAAAATTCCCACAAAATTAGAACCCATTGTCTTCATAGCAGCCCCTGAATTAGCTATTGAGGGAACTCTTGTATGAAAGATCATATTTATGGCAAATGCACCAGCACCAATATAACCTAAAGTTTTAAATAAACCTTTATACTTGGTTATAATACTTGGAAATACTGAACCAATACTTGTACTAACTTTAGCGAAATAACTTGAGATTGAAGTTGCAAGTGTGGAATATAATTCACTTGTAACATTACTTATCTTAGTAAATTTAGTATCGAATCCAAAAGTTTTACTAATAGCAAACAATCCTGTGCCAACTCTCTGTTTTGTGGTACCAATAGTAGGATTCCAAAAATCATACATTTTTGTGGCAGCTTTATAAGATGAAACTGCTTTCATAGCAACAGCAATACCTGTAATAGCTAAAGCTGCTGTAGCTGCCATTCTTATAATACCACCAAAGCTAGAACCAGTTCTTTCATTTGCAGCACCAAGTTCTCCAGAAGCTTTACTTGCACCTGAGAATAAGAGAATTAATGCACTAATACCAACGATAGCATATTTGGCAAAACCAATATCACCAAAAGCCTTACCAAGAGTTTTACCTAAATCTGAAATACCTTTTGAAGGAAGATTAAAAGCACCTACCAACATCTTTCCAATATCAGTAATAAGTACTTTGGTAAATTGTCTTATTCTTTCACCAAGACTCATTGTTGTAAAGTTAATACCTTCAGCAGCAGTCTTTACTGGACCACCTTTAAACATATCTCCAAAGTTCTTTGCAAAATCAGCTTTAAAAGTTTTAATATTTGCAAAATAAAAATTTCTAAGGAAATTAAATAAAGTCTTTATCTTTAATTGAGCACCGAGTTTAGTTGCTTCAAATTCTGCTATAAAAGCATCAAGATGTGTTCCAAGCTTAACTACATTTTGATCTGCAGGTAAAAATCCTGAACCTAAACTTGTTTTGGGAGGTTTTAAATCTTTCGGTGTTTTAATAGCAGCTTGCTTGAAAGACATTTGACCAAGACCATAAGCTGTACCGTTTGCAACTAAATTTTGTAATATCTGCCTAAAATCATTCTTTACAAGTAAAGCAGCTTTATATAATGCATTATTAGTTCCCATTGAAGTTGGTTCTTGAATCAAACCACCTTGAGATTTGGCATTATAAGCTTTCATTAAAGTATGACCAGTAAGCGCTAAAGAAACTAGATTACCTATTTTTCCTACTGCTTTACCTTTAGACATTGCATTAGTTGCTATTGCACCAATAATATTTCCTGTAACTAATGAATAAGCTGTATTCACCATCATAAAAATAGTGCTTAAGGCTTTTGCAACTGTTCTAATAAGTTTACCACCACCATCTTTACCTAAAATAGCCCAAGCTAATAAGGGTAAGCCTACACTGAGTCCTTCAAATGCTGAGATAGCCTCAGATTTAATCGAGCCAATAGCTGCTATACCTGCAATCGCCAAAGGAAAGCTTTTAACCATAGGCTTAGGGTTTGGTTTTAAAAGATTAGATACACCAAATAGAGATGCTCCATAATCTAATACACTGCCTGTTATATCTCTTTTCTTTGTTTGTTTATTTACCGAACCTATTAAAAATCCTAAAATATTTGAGCCACCTTTCTTTGCAAATATTGCATATAGACCACCTGCAAGAATAGTTGCTTGGAGTATTTTATTATTTAAAATAGAGAAATGCCCAATTAATGGGCCAATAGTATCCACAAAACTTGAGGGTAATGCTGCAGTTAGAAAACCTTTTGTAAAATTAGGCAAGTTAGCCAATACATCTTCAGTTGCTGCAATTGCACCTTTTGCTACTTGCGCAGCAAGATCTCCTACCATCCTACCTATAGTACCGAAAATCGAACCACCAAATTTACCTAAGAAATTTGTAAGAGGTTTAGCTAGAACACCTGAAAAGTTATAAAGTATTGCCACTACTTTACCCTGCCATCCACCAGTAGCAAAAAGAGTAGCTATCATTAAACCTTCAGCTAACTTTAAACCTAGCTTTTTTGAGAATTTACCTACATCAAAATTACTTAAATTATTAATTGAATCACTAAATTTAGCTTTTAAAGCAATAGGCTCAATCTCAAATATTTCATTAAAGGTTTCATTAAACTTTCCTTTTAATTTTTGAAATATTAAAATAATTCTATCTATAAGATTCTTTATAGGTCCAATTATTTTAGTCATTGTTGGAATCTTAGGATCTGTCCAGATACCGCCTTTACTCTCCACTGAGTATCGACTAGATATATCCACTCGTCCCAGAACTTTATGCATAGCTTCTTCTATTTCTTTAGCATTTTTCTTAGTAGGCTTAAAATGATTTTTATAAGATTTATTATAAGTGGATTGAGCATACTTTATTTCATCCCAAATATTAGTACTTAAAACATTTATCTCTTGACCAATATCCGTAGCAAAATGTTCAAATTCAGGTCTACTAAGAGGATTCTGCACTTCTTTGCTAAATTGACCTATATTACCCCACTTAACCTTTTTGCCAAAATTTAGAGCATGACCGTATTCATGTAAATTAACACCATATGCTAAATTCTTGTTACTGAATTTATTATCTGTTAATCCTGGAACTTGTATTCGATTTAAAAATGGTGGCAGCTTTATATATGCAGAGTTATAAACACTTGCATCTTTTTTCCAACTTCCTTTACTTATGCCAATCATCTTATTTAATTTACTTTCATACTGATGAAGTATCTTTTCAAAATCTTTAAGATCTTTAGCAGCCAAACTATTAAGGTTAAGATTTAATGTTCCAAATCTTTTAACAATTTGTTCTTGAGCAGTTAATTTAATTGTACGAATTAATTTGGGATCAAATCCTGATTCCTTCAAATCATCTATACTAAACTTTTCACCAGGTTGAAATACATTAAAATCTTTCTTTAATCTTGCATGTCTGGTATCTGATTGCTTTCTAGTTTCAAGATTATCATAACCAAAAGGAGTCATAACTTTAGCCATAAAACCTAAAGAGGATTCTTTTTTATCATGAAACTTTTCTTTAGTTGTATCAATACCTTTTCTAAACATTCCCTTGAAGTCTATAGTCGATATTTTCTTGCCAATATTTCTAACAAAATCTTCAGTTATTTTATAAAGTTCACCAAAAAGTTTAACAACTTCAGTTTTAACAGATTGAAATATTGAAGCAAAATCAATTGTTGATATCTTAACTTTAACTATCTCAATAAAATTCTTAGTTGCTTGTAGGAGATAATCATATATTTCTAAAGCTATCCTTTTAATAAAACCAATTATAGTGCTGTAATCGATTGCCAATATTTGATCTTTCAATTCAATTAGAAAAGCTTTAACAAAAACTTTAAGATCTCCAAGAAATCTTATAAACTTTGCTTTAGTCCTAATAAAAACATCATCATCAAAGATAGCATTTGCAAACTTACCTTGTTTACCTGTAGTAATAAAATCAAATAATTTATAAGGCTTTAAAGCAAGAGAACTAATACCTCTAAAGAAAGAAGCAGCCATTTCCCTGCCTCTATTCACACTAAAGGTATCATGCATTGCATCCAAAAAGGTTTCAACTAAAGCTTGACCAGCAAATATTACTTTAAATATAGCAGGTTCAAGCCTTGGAGCAAATACATCTTTATAAACACGACCTATTACTTGTCCAGACTTTTCAAAATGTCTAACAAATCTATCCAGACGAGTTTCACGAATACGAATTAATTGATTTTCCATTAATCCTGTATATATTAGAAAATTCTGAATACCAAATGTCATTTCCCTCAGGGATCTAACTATTTGCCTTCCAACAAATGTTTTGTCATTTAATGCAATCTTCTGACGAACTATATTGAGTATATTTAGATTATCCACAAATTCTCTAACTGACTTAGAATTAAACATTCTAACCCAAGCACGTTCAATCCTAGCATCGCCACTGGAAAACAAATTAAGTCTTTGATTGATATTTTCTAAACTTCTTCCAAATGGAATAAACAATCTATATAGGAAAGCATCAGCATCAACAATCATACCTTTAAATGCTTGTCTAAAGCCAATACTTATTGTCTTCATTGGACCAATTGCAATTGGAACTAAATAAGCAAGATTATTGAAACTAGCTTTAAATGCTCCACCAAAAGCTTTTAACAATTCAATAGTAGTCTGTAAAGCACTTTGAAATGGAATAAATGCTTGAATTGAACTACCAAATTTAAGTTTTACACTAACTATGCTACTTTGAACCTTACTAAAAGTATCCTTAAACTTTGCCAAGTAATCCTTAATCATAGTTAAAGATTGATATTTATCAACAGCTTCAAATGGTGAAATCTCCAATCTAATAATAGCCTTAAGAGTCATTTCGAAAGGATTAAGATCATTAAGAGAATCAATAAAATTTACAACTCTAAGTCTCAATAAGACTGTTTGAGTAAAGAACTCATCTAGAAAAGTATCGATAGAATTGCTGATACTTATTAGCTTTTTAGAAAAGTTATCTGCAATACCAAAAGATTTGTTTATCTGACCAAAGGCATTGCTAATAGATTGACCTAATAAAGAAAAAGCTTGACCAACTGTGGCTGTGGTCTTTTGAAAATCCTTATTAGTCCTTTCAGCCATTCCTTCCAAAGCATTCAAAAGCATTTCAGCACTAAATTTACCTGAAGCACCAAAATCTCTTATTTGCTTTGACGACATTTTTAACTGCCTTTGTAAACCCACATTTAAATATTGTAAGTTTTCTAAAACAGATCTTAATTCATCCCCACCAAAAACACCTGATGAAATACCTTGAGTTAATTGTTGTAAACCAGCAGCTGTAGCTTGCTGAGTGCCTCCTGACATTGCAGATGCTTGTTGGATAGTCTTGATAACATTTATTACTCGACTAAAATTTACTCCCTTAGCATTTAGTGCTTGTGAAAATCCTACAAATAAATCAGCAGAATCTTTAAATTCAGATCTTGTATCCTTGGACATTCTATATATTTGTTTTTGCCTAAGTAACATTTCATCTTGATCAGAGATAATTATCTTAAGTCTATTCTGAATATTAGTTAGATCATCAGCCATAGAATTAAAGGCTGATACTGCCTTAATAGCCATAAAAGCTGCTGTCACAGCTATTATTGGATTCATCATTCTACTAATAGTGCTTGAGGTATTTCCAGCAGATTTACCTACTGATTCAAAAGTATCAACACCTTGTGCTTTTGTATCTTTTAATAATTTAAGATTTTTAGTCAATACAGTATTAGAGTTTTTCAATCCTGTATTTACTGATATTTGTCCTAAAGCTTTATTTGCCTTATTTGAATTAAGAACAAGTGAAGCTAAACTTTTATTTAAATTTATTAGATCTACTTGAGCAGATCTGGAGTCGGTACTTAGTGGAATTGTAATACCAGACATAGGAATCTCCAAAAATTATATAAAAAAATCCCCACATTACATTCAACCAGAATATATGCGGGGAAGAGGAGGGGGACATGAGAAAACTAAGGATTTAACTGAACTATAACTCCATTAGGTTTTACTGATTCAATTTCTAAAATTGTTTTTTCAATGAAATATTTTGGTGCTTGCTTAGAAGTACCATTATTAAGTTCACTGATGTATGGTACTATATTTGTTATGGCAGAATAGTCAGAAGTCCAACCAGCTCTAGCTCTACCAGTATCAACTGGGGTAACTGACTTTAATGCTGTTACTATTTTATTTGTAATAATTAATATTTGTTGTTTTGCTTGTTTATTTAAATTATTTTTAATTTCTTTATTGAGTTGCTTTATTTGATTTTCTATCATAATTCTAATTTATCCCCACCTTTGGCTGTTAGCATTCTTGCGAACATAGCTGATTTCTTAAAAGAATCAGAATCAATTTGACCATCTTTAAGTGCTGTAGGACTAGAAGTATTATAAATTACATCTAAAGAATGGAATAATTTTCCTGGATTCTCTTTAACTCCTTGAACAGCTAATAACTTATAGGTACGATCATCTTCTCGCCAACCTACAGGTCTTCTTTCAAAGTATGATATCCAGCCCAATAATTCCTCATAAGGCATTTCATTAACCAATTTATATAAAGGAATTCTCAGATGAAAGGCTATCTCATATAAAGAGAGATCTTCATCTGATAATACTACTTTCCCTTTTCTTTATCTTGACCTATTCCTGAAAACTTCATGACTTCATTGGATAACTTACTAAGTTCATCTAAAGGAAAATTTTGAAAATCTTCATCAGTTAAATCTGCTGCACCTTCAACTCCAGCTTGGATGATCATTTTTAGAGTTGTAAAGCCTTCTTCATTTTCATCTTTTTCAAGAACTTTAGCACTTTCTTGAATAGCAAGTACTTGTGCAACACTTAACTTAAAAACATTTATGTTTTCATCCATAAATTTTACAGATTTAAGCATTTTGCGATCTACAAAACGTTTTAACCCAGCAGTAGGGTCGATTACTTTTATTAATGAATCACTCATTTGAATTTTCCTTTATTGAAAATAAACTGGTTTCAAGATTATTAAGGTGCTTTCGAATTTGATGTAGTTCAGATAAAGTTTCAAAAACCTCTTTAGATTTAACTCTGTCTGCATCAAATTCAGCAACTCTTTCGAATGTTCTACCTATACTCACATCTACTTGTTGACGCATATAATTAATAGTTGTTCGTATAATATATCTTTTAGAAAAAGGTTTTATCTTTTTAATTACTATTTCTTCATTATCCATATAACTGTGTAAGGTAATAAAGTGGGAAACTAAATTCCCACTTTAAGATTTTAAGATTAAATTGTGTATGCACCAAAGAATGAAGATTGAATGGTGATAGTGATCTTAGCAGTATTTGCATCAGTTAATTGAGGCGTTACCTCCAATGCTTCAATCTTACCGATCCAATAGTATTGACTATTAGGTACTGCTCCAAGTCCACCTACATCAGAATCCCAAACAGTAGGTTGAGAGTTCAAAAGACTGAAGCGGAAAACATACTGATTACCATCGCCTACCATAAGACCCAGAATATTGCCAGTTTCTTGTGCCCAATCAGCTGGTACAAAATTCATTTCGATCTCCATTTGAGGAGCATCGGCTTGACCTTGAATTTGCTGCGAAATCTTTTGACCATAAATTGGTACTTTAACGATATTTGGCGGAGTGCCCATTGCAGGAAAAGAACGAATATTATGAATACGAACATAAGTACCAGGAGCTTTTGTTCCTCCGATACTTTCAATCATGCTTGTAAATAATGCTTGAAATTCAGCTGCTGTATCAAGGCTTGCAAATGTTGGTGGAGTTGCAGCACAAGCAACGGAAAGATCCGAAAAGATGCCTGCACCGATAGAAGTAATATGTGCCATGTTATTTATTCCCGTAAAAATTAAAAATTATTGTGTAAATAGATCTATATAAAGCAGGATCATCTTTATCTATTCCTGAATGATTCATTGCACTATTTAGAAATAAAACAGTGGAAGTATCAGTTTTTAAAGATTTACCTAACAGATATTTATCGAGTATATCAGCGATCACGGAAGCTCTCTTTGTACCAGCTCCTCTTACTGTAAATATATCTATGATAGCCATCCCAGTTACATCAATAGCATTTAATGCTTTACCTGAAGGTACTATCGAAATTCGTATAAATTCCATTCCGGAGTTACTTGGAATAAAATTTGAAGGATATGTCTTTATTAATTCAGCTTTCCATATATCACTGCCAAAAACTGAATAAATATCTGACTCTAATTGTATATATTTATTAATCATCATACCTCCCTAAAAACTTCAATGGTTGTTAGAAAGTCACTAAGTATTGGGGGTCCAAGCTTCCAAGTAAAGTTATCAAAATAAACACTGTCATATAATGATAAATTGCCAATATCTTTAGTTTTAAGGATTAATTGCTTTGTGAAAACATCTCTATCCTCAGATGCTTTAGTACTTTTAACCACAAAAGCTTTCAATATTATTGAATCAATAGGATCACTTGTGGCATAATCTAGTAATTGTATGGTATAATTATCTACTGTAGCGGGATTTAATGCTTTATTGAAAAATATCTTAAGATCAGCTTCAGTATTTACATCTAGAGTATTATTATCAGGTACTGTTGAAATAATAGCTAAAGGTTGTACTAAAGGAACTAAAATAGAATCTACAAAGATAACATCTACAAAATAATTACTACCTGTATAAACTGTTGGAAAACGTGAGAAACTAGCATAACTCATATAACCGTTATGATTGTTTGTTTCATCTTTTAAAGCAATTAAATATTCAGAAACAATATTCTGAGTAAAATAACTGCCTGTATAAGCAAAACGACCACTAGGGCTATAATAGGAAACAAAGTACTCTCTATTCGCCGTAATATGAATTGGATTGGCAAATTGAATAGTCTGCCAATTTGAGTTAAGATCAATATCTTCAAAATTTAAAATACACTCACCCAATAAATCTCCTTGATTGGTCCAGATGCTTCCTTTAAATAAACTTGCATCATTTAATACTGCAAAGAAACGAATACCTGTAATATAGCCATCAATTGTTGCTTTAAATCGCATACCTAAATTAACTGACTCAGTACTAGTTACATCCAAAACAGCAGGAGTTAAATTA